TCAGCTCTCGCGCACCGAACTGGTTACGGTAGGCCACCGCGTCTTCCATGGTTTCGCAGTTCCAGGCGCTCGCGTAGACAAAGGCGCGCAGCTTTTGGGCAATGCTGACCATGGCGGAGGTCACAGCCTGAGTATCCAGACCCGGTACGCCCAGGATGCGTGGCGTAATGCCCAGCTGAGCCTTGGCGGACAGTAGGGCTTTCATGCCGGTGTACTTGCCGTTGGCGGACCCGCCGATGATGTTGGAGACGGTCTCGGCTTCGGTTGCACCTTCGGGGACGCGGACCAGGACAGTGACGGGCTTTGACTGATCGGCGATGGCCTGCAGCGCCTCGGCCATGGTGCCCTTGGTGCCAGCCTTGCCGGCAGCGCTCTGGACATTGGTGACCAGGACGGGAGTATTCAAGGGGAAAGCAGCGGCATCGGCATCGTCTGCAGTGCAGACCATTCCGACAATCGCGGTGGAAACGGTGGAAATAGAGCGCGTGCCTTCGTTGATTTCCTCAACTCGGACGCCGTGTAAGTAGGCTGAGTCGGCCATGGGTAGTGCCTGCGCAGGTGAATGACACCGGCAAGGCTGAGGGAAACCCGCGCCGGGTTCATCAAGCGCGGGTTGTAAGAAGCGGATTTACAAGATGAGAGCTAATTTAAATAGATGTCATCCAATTTGAAGGACTTCTTAATCTTATAGGCTTCACTAGGATGTTCCATCGGGGCCAAGAGGCGAGCCCAGTCAAAATTGAATTCATCACTTAAGAAAAGATAACGGCAGGCTCCAATCAATTGGGCTCTATCCCATCCTGAACTACCGTAATACTTTTCAAGCTCATAAAAGGTAAATGCGTTTTCATCTAGGACCTGAATAAGATTTTTCAGCATGTCCTGACTAACGTTAAAGCAATCGCTAAACGGCTTGTGCCAGTCAGCGCTTTCATGAGCGATAGGAAAGACGCCTTGATCCCAAGCATACACATACGCATCAGATAGTTTATGCCCTACCGTTTCGCTATGCGCTGCAGTAAGAATCTGGAACCGCATCAGTTAAAACGCTGCATTATTGTCCATGCTGTACTACTCATAGCCAAATATCAGGCTTTAACAGGATGTCTTAATAAAAAGACTAGGCGAAGAGCAGAGCCTGTCTAGCCCAACGTCATGCTTCGGCCAACTTATCCGCTGTAGCGGCTACAAGCCGATCACCTGAATGTAGAATCTCGAGCAAAACCAGCGCGACGAACTCTGGATACCCGCCGGCAAGACTTAGCGATCAATACTTCATAACCCTTAGCGGCGGACCGCGCTAATCAGCGTGACCAGAACAAACGGGATGATGGAGCAATACACCCCGATATCTTTGTATTCGTGTTGGCTGTCCTGCATCGCAATTATGTACCAGAGCGGAAGTGACGCTGCTCCTAGTGCCATACTCCCAAGCCAGATCGCTTGCTTGGCCTGACCATGTTTTTCCTGATCCGGCATATCAACCTGCATTCTAAATCATTAGCTGCCTAGGCTATTAAAGTCTAATTTGAGTGCCCAGGACATAGTTTCGAATAGGCTGCCTGGCGAATACCGCTGCGGCTGCTCCAGCCCAATCACCTGAGCACAGAGTTCCGAGCAGAACCAGCGCGACTCGCTCTGGATGCCGACCGGTAGGATCTGGCTGCCCAGGATTCCGATCCAGTCATAGCCTGCGCCGTGCTCGGCCTGCAGCAGCTCCTCGACTACTTCCTCCCTTACCCAGGGCAATGGCAGGAAGTCCCAGACCGCTGGATCCGGCTCGATCAGCTTGGCCCGCACGCCACCGTCGCGCGGGGAGCTGCTGGCAAAGCGGCCATCGGCCAGGACCAGTTCGCAGTGCGAATAAGGGCTGCGCGTCCAGATCCGGATCAGTTTGTCGTAGAGGTCGCCCGGTGCCTTGTAGAGGGCCAGTTGGATCATGCCGCTACCTCATCTTTAGGCCAGATGATGGCTGCTACTTCGGCTGCAGTCTTGGCGGCCTCCACCTGCTGCTCGAGCACGATCTTTTGTGCAATGGCAGCGTTGATGGCGTTCTTGCCATCTACACCGACCTGCTGGATCTGCGCGGCGGTATGCGCTTGGTAGGCCCATTTGCCCTGCGTATCTGCACACCAGAACGGGGTGGTCCACGTCTCATCGACGCCGGGCAGGATCGAAGCCAGTACCGAGGCCTGCAGGTTGGACTGGTCGGTCGGCTTGGCCGGGTAGGTAAAACGTTCGCCTAGCGCATCGGAGACGAAGCCGGCTGCGATCTGGGCCGCACAGGCGGTTTCAAGCTCGGCCAGCTTGGTCTCCTTTACGCCAGGCAGCAGTTCGACCTCGGCGGCCTGCTCGATCTTGCCTTTCACCAGGCGCTGCTGCTGGTAGCGCTCGTATTGCTCGGCCGAGCATTCAGTCTGCTCAGCCGGTAGCGTGAAGCCAGCAACGCTTTCCAGCTGATAACGAAACGCACCGACAGGCTGGCCTGCCGCGTTGAATTCAATGGCGTACTTCATAGGGTCCTGCCGTTAGATCGCTGCGTTAGAGGGAGTGAAGGTATAGGCGGTGTTATGCGTCATGGACTGCCAGACAGCATTGGTAAATGAGCTGCTGGCCGAACAGGTAATGCTTACGGTCTCGCCCTTGACCACTCGCATCGTGGCGACATTGGTCATGGGATTGGTACAGCCGTCGCTTGAGGTTGAGGTACCCGACTGGCTACCTACGATCCTGGCAACATTGGACACAGCAGCCCCATTCGCGCCGGTACCAATGTTGAGATTGCTCTGGGCAACCACATACCCATCGCAAGGGGCTACGAACGGGGGAAAGTTCTTGACCCAGGAAAAGCCTGCGTTAGCAGCTGGTACGCCGGTGCTGGTGATCGAGGCAGCCAGGCTTCGCGTCCTGTCCAGAAACTCAGCCGAGACGCCAAAGCGTGCGCTACCGTCTGCGAGGTACCAGATACCGCTAGCCACCTTGACCAGCGTGGCGGTGTCGCCGTTGTTAAGGTTCAGGGTCTTGGTGTTGATACCGGCTGTTGTACCGTTGACCACAATCTTTTCGTTGGCCGGGTCGCTTACGCTTAGCGTATGACCCACAACGGTAGCGATAACCTGATAGGTCGCACCGTCCGGTACGGCCGAGAGTGCAGGCAGCGTGAAGGCAAGGCCTGAGTTGCCATTAAGGATATGCAGCTTGCCCGCATCGCTGGCCAGAAACGCACTGGCACTGCCCAAGACCTTTGTACCCTGGCGATTGCCCAGGGCGCGCTGGACAAATTCGGCTGTGGCCAGCTGTTTGCTGTTGTCGAACTGCGCCGGCGTATCGGTACGGCTGGGCTTGACCAGTTCAGGCGACTGGATCGGCGCATAGCCTTGGGTAATGTCTGCAAAGCTCAGCGCCGTACTGCCTAGGGCAATGGGGGCATCGGTGGTGAGCTTCCAGATCGTGTCGGCCTGCGTTGCGCCTTGCTCCACATAGACAAGAAGGCCTGGCGTGACCTCGGCATTTTCGTCCGCATCGGCCGCACGAAGCCAGCCGCCGGTACCGGCCACATAAAGGCCGTTCCCATTGCCGGTGGTCTGGTTCTTGACCAGGACGCGGTCACCGGCCACCAGGGCAATGCCATCGATTGTCTGCAGGCCGCTCAGGGTGATGTTGGCGGTCGTAGCCGCACGGACCGACTGCTTGTTGTCCAGCCGGTTGATCGCCACGGTGATCGCATCGTCTACATAGCCGCGCGTGGCCAGTACAACGCTCGGGTCGATCTTGAGTTCGACGTTTGAGGTGCTGCTGACAATCAGGACCATGCGCAGGACTTGGGTACGGCCGGAGCCTTCGGCCAGCTGCGGCTTGTAGCTGGGCGGGGTATTAGCCACGGCAATCAGGTTGCCGTCCGCATCGATCAGGCCCATCTCGCGGATCCAGCTGCCGCCGGTGGTTTCCGGGATCACCAGCTCGGCGATGACCTGGCTGCTGTTGGCCTTGTCCACGGTCAGGCTGTTTAGCCCTGCGCGATACCATTCGCCCTTGAGCGCGGTCTGGCTGCGGTCAGGGGTAGGGACGCTACCGCCGCCGTCGCCTACGGCCATCTTGCTGATCTTGAGGGTGGTGTTAAGTGCTGCGGCGTTGGCCAGCTTGGCCTCGCCGATAGCGGTAAGAATGGCGTAATAGGTCTGACTCATGGGTAGATGCTCAGGGTGTCGATGTCGTGAGAGATGCCGCCGGCTGAATAGCTGCCGCCGACCACAATGGCTTCGGGTTGATAGGCGTAAACGGTGAGCGTCTCGCCCTGGTAGGTGGCAACGCCGATAGAGGGCGTGCCGCGTGTTTCAAGGCTGACGGCAAGGCCGGTCAGGTGCCGGCTGAGGGGCTTGGCGTCATCGATCAAGAGGCCCAGGCCGTCATACATTTCCTCGGTGATGCCGCTGTCCAGCACGCCGATATCTAGCTTGAAGGTGCCAGGGGTAGCCTCGGGTGACTCCTGCCACCACTCGCGGACGCGGATCAGGTAGCCCAGCGGCTCAACCACGCGGCGGATCGCACCGATGGTGCCTTTGTGCGAGTGGACGAAATACGAGGCCTTGATGACTTCGCGCTTGGTCTTCTCCGACCAGGCGCTGTCCCAGCGATCCACTGAACGTGCCCAGGCGAGATAGGGCAACAGCTCCAGCGGGCAGCGGTCTGGATCCACCAGGTCACGCAGCGGAATAGGCACGCGCTTGATCTGGGCCAGGGCCTCGGCCGCAAGGCGCTCGAGCTTTGTAGAGTTAGGTGGCAGCAGGCTCATGCCTGCTCTCCCAGGATGACGCTGGTCCCGGTGCAGTAGGCCGCCTGGGCGTTGGTGGGGACGATATCGCTCCAGCCGTCCAGCTCGACCTTGGTCACACCGGCTACGTGCAGCGCAGCATCGATGCCGGAGCGGGCCACGATCACACCGAGGCGACGGCGGCGGTTTACATAGCTGGCCAGGTTCTTCTGGGCGCTCTGCAGGATCAGCTCGGACTCGGCCCCGGTGTTTTCCAGGAAGAGCCGGGCCTTGACGCTGTAGCGCAGGATCTCGGCGGACTGGACGGTAACGCGATCCCCTAGCGGGCGCACGTCTTCATCGTTGAGCGCCTCGGCCACAACTTCCAGCAGCTCGGGGGAGGCGGTGCCGTCGCCGTCATAAGCCTGAACGGTAACGACCACTACAGCCGGAGAAGGGCTGACCGCCGAGGCGTCGGCCACCTGGCCGCTGCTGTTGCGGGCATGCAGGATATAGGCGTTACGTGGGCCAGCCACGCTTAGGCCTTCCCAGGCCATCTGTACACGCTCGCGCAGGGCATCGTCGCCTTCCATCACGGCTGCAACCGGCGGCACGCTGGTGGTATCGGCCGGGGTAATGGTCAGGCGGATCAGGTTGACGCCGCCGGCGATCTGCTCAAGATCGGTGCCGGTGGCCTTGGCCAGCATAGTGCCCAGGGCAGCCTCGTTGACGCGCTGACGTAGCAAAAGCTCTCGGTAGGCATTCTCCTGTAGGAGCTTGACCAGGGGCTCGGACTCCAGCTCCAGGCGCGCAGCCATGGTGGCCTGCTGATCAGTCGGATACAGAGCGATCAGCCCCGCTTTACGCTCGGCATAAATCGTTTCAAAGTCCAGCTGCTCGACAATAGTGGGCTCGGGCAGCTGGGAGAGGTCAATGGGGGTAAAGGTGCTGGCCATATCAGACTCCACCAAAGGCTAGGGGGACGCGCAGGCTGACGGCCGCATCGCTAACGGTGCTGTAGCCCTCCAGGTCAACGAAGGCCTGGCCAGGTCTGTCGCCCAGCGATAGGCCGATACGGGTCAGGCGCAGGCGCGGCTCCCAGCGCATCAGGGCCATGACGGCCACAGCCTTGGCTTCCAGCGCGGTAGCATCGTTCAGGGGCTTGTCGATCAGCTCGAAGAGGTCACAGCCGTAGCTGCGGCGCATAAGCCGTGAGCCCACGGGCGTTGCGAGGATGTCGCCTACGGACTGCTGCAGGTGCTCGAGGTCGGTTAGGGAGAGGCCCGTGCTGCGGTTCATTTAAGCGGCGCTCCGGTCGTGCCACCGCTGTCGCCGGGATGCTTGTGCTTGACCAGGCTAATGCCGGCCGCGATAACGTCCTTGGAAACGCTCACCGTGCCGGTCACGTTTTGATTGCCGGTCTGGGTGTAGTCGCCCTGGTGGTTGATCGGGCCGATGATATTGATGCCGCCGGGGCTGGTCAGGTCGGTAATGCCGGCTTCCGGCAGGATGGCCCGCAAGCGGTGCGCGACACTGTCGTACTCGACCACCGCGCCGTCTGCATAGGTACGTCGATGCAGGCCGGCGCGGTCGGCGTTGGCCGGGTACTGCTCGCTGACCAGACCGGTGAGCGCAATGCCCTGGGCGGTTTGTCCGGAAGGGCTGAACACAACGACCTGCTCGCCTACGGTGGGCGGGTCCCACTCGGTCGAGGTACCGGCGCGAAAGGCGACCCAAGGCAGCCAGCCAGTCAGCAGCTCGCCGCTCTGGACGCGAAGGCGTGGAGGTCGTTTGTCTTTGAGACTGCCATGATCCACCTCGGCAACGGTGCCGAGGCGGATCAGGTTCTCGATCAGGCGGGAAAGGGCGGCGTATTCATTCATGCCGCCAAGGATGAAAGCGGCGAGCCAGGCGTGCAGCTAGCAAGGGTTGTAAACGGGTGATTTACAAGATGCCGCTAGCTGAAAAATCCCATTGCAGCCCCTATAGCGGCTCCATACCCTTTACTCAGTGCCTCGCTGGCAAGCTCTTTGAGCTTACCCATCGCCCCCTCTTTAACCGCATCGGCTAGTTGTCCTCCTAGGCTATCTCCATCAACACTTTTGGGGACGGCTTTGAGCACTTCTAAGCCTTTTGCTGTTAAAACGCACCCGTAGCAGGAGGTATTATCCAAAGCGTTATTTAGGTAAGTGATATAACCAGAGTCCTTTAGCCAACTCAGGGTGCTGTAGAAAAATTCACTAGCATTTAGAGTCTGATCCTCTTCATACGTCTCCTTTAGTGGAGTTATTAAAGAGGTGAAGTCATTGATGTTTAGCTCTATAGGCACTGGAAACGATTGATAAAGCTTTCCAAAAACGCCTCCCGTTAAGCGATCAAAGCGCTCTACATTGCTACTTGTCATTTGTAGTCTCCAGGGGGTCTGATTGACTGTAGCGACAGATTAGGAGGGGAGGTCTTTTAAGAACGCCAATGTTTCACTTGGGGATTTAATAAGTAGCCCAAGCTCCTCAGCTGCACACTCACGAGTTTTTTGTGCGAAGCAAGGAGGGTTTGTATCAAGAGTTACAAAAATATCATGACCCGCCAGGTAATGGCCTTTCAGTGAGTCGTAATCGCCTATCCAATTAGGTAGCTTATTGCCTGTGTTCTGAGGATTTATTTCAATCGGATCGGGACCAAAAGTTTTTATAAAGGCTTGGGTCTTTGGACATTCTGATGGGTGGTCTAAAAGCAAATCTTTTCCACCAAATATTGAACCTCGATGGCCGAATATAGAGTCTCCAGCAGGGCTATCACCTAGTCGAAATCCTGTTGGGGTTTCTTGGACTCTGTACTCTGAGACAAGCTCTGCCAATCGCTCATGATCAGCTTGACTACTCATCATTACCGCATCCCAATTCCATACTCTTGTCGACATATAAATTGTTATGTCTTTTTGTAAGCAGTAATCCAGTAACATCTTTGGTACTTCCGCTGACTGCCTACGTGCCTCACCTTTATGCTCATCTAACAACTTAACCCATACGCAATGGTCAACCGTAATCGATTTCACTGTGCTGCACCTGATAGTTAAGACGAACTAACAATGCGCTCGAAAAAGGTCCTAGACAACCTACTTGCTGCGTATCCAAAATCTATCTAAGCAAAATGATCTAGCAAAAGGTCGTGAAACATATTGAGATCTAATTCGGTTAAGCCCAGTAACTCACGCCGGGCATAACGGACATCCGGCGCACCGCGCTCAGCTCGATCCTTTAAGCCATACTGATGTACTCTTGCGATCCGAGCGACCCGGCCGGTAAAGCCGACCGTCACGGCCTGCTCGCTGCCTTGTGCTTTCAGGTAGCGGGCCATTTTCAACTTCATGAACATCTTGGTCTTGATCCGGCCTTTTTCCTCGCGCAGCTTGCGGGGCTTTCGCTTTGCATAGGCCGAGCCGTCCGGGTTCTTTTGCGCAGTGATGCGCTTGGTTTGATTCTTGCGGATCTCACGCGCCGCTTCCCTGGCCAGCCGGGTACGCTCCTGCGGCTCAAGCTTGGCCAGCAGGGGATTGAGCCAGGTTTCCAGTGCGGTCAGGTCATCACTCATGGCTTGCTGCTCCGCTTGGGCATCGGCGTTTCCAGGGCCATGGCTTCGCTACCGTCTAGTGTCTGCCATTCGGCCAGCAGCTCACCGCCGGCATACACTTGGTAAGTACCGGCCGCCTCGGCCTCGGGGTACTGCGGCTCGCCAGCATGCTCGATGGAATAGGTGCCGTTATCCTGTTTTTTCACAATGACCCGTTCGGTCAATGGCAGGGTGATCGCCATATCCACTTTGCTATGGTCCAGAATGTCCACCTCGAATTGGATCCCCTCGGCTGACTTGTCCAGATTAACCAGCAGTTCCGACTGATTGGTCCGAACCCAAGCCAGCAGCGGCAACATGACGGCATCCGGATGGCCGGCAAAGTCAGTCAGGATAATCTGCAGGTTATAGCCGTATTCAAAGGACAGGCTTTTAGCAGCGGTGCAGCGCACCTTGCCCTGGTCGATAAAGACTAGCAGCCGGTCAGGGTTGTGCCTGAGTTCGGGCACGGCGGCCATAAGGTGAGCGCGCAGGCTTTCCGGCTTATTCATGCGGGCCTTCCTGATGATCAACGATCATGTCGACCTTGGCCGCGCAGACAGCCCAGTCGTGTTCGATAGTTTCCATGTCTTCAAGCAGCTCGCCATTACGGGTTGGACTGGTCTGGGACAGGGTGCAGCGGGTCACTACCGGACAGCCACTGACGATAAGCGGCGGCGCCGGTGAGGGCGGGACGCTGCCGCAGCTGGCGAGCAGCGTCAGGCAACTGCCCAGCAGCCCAGTCTTTAAATGCGTGGTTTTCATTTTCCAGTTCCTTGAGTTGGGCCTTGCGTACATCGATCTCGCGGCGCAGGTCGGCCTGGACGGTTTGCAGCTGCCGCTGGGCGTCTCGCTCGCCCTGTAGCGTATGGGTAAGGGTGTCGATGGTCTGCTGCCGGTCGAGATTGGCCTGCTCGGCCTGGGTCGCCCGGCTCTCGGCACTGGCCTGGGCGGCCTTGGCCGTCTCCAGGCGCAGTTGCTGAATCCACAGGAGTCCTGCTACGGCAACGAGCAAGGCTAGGCCATAACCAAGCTGCTTGAGCGTGCTCATGCGTGCGCCCATCCGAGCCAGCTGCTTTCCCACTGCTCGGCCGTGAGTGCTACCCGTTCGATCTGCTCCGGATCGCCGCCAAAGGCCAGCCAGGTCACACCCGGCAAGGCCAGGTGCAAGGCCTCGCCAAGGTCGTTGGCAGACTCAATCGCAGCAGATCCGGAAAACACAAACACGTCGCCTTCCTGCGACGGCAGCCGATTCATTACGCGGCCTCCGCAGGGGCATCAGCCACGTGCCGCTCATAGGCGCGGGCCAGCTTGATGTCATAGAGGTTTCGCTTGTAGGCCGGGCCGTTGTATAGCTCAGCCACCTTGGCCCACTTACGCGCCTTGAGCGCGTTATGCAGGGCGGAATCGGCCAGGATGAAGCGCACAAAGGCCTCGAGCTGCTGGCCCTCGCTCTCGCTCATCGCGGCCACAAAGGCCTGGACCGATTCATAACCCAGGCACTGCCAGTGATAACCCATGATCTGAAACGCGCCCCAGGAGGCGGATTCCAGCGCAGCGGTCTCATCGATCTGCCGGGCCAGGGCCAGGCGCTGCCATTCAGCGGTGCCGCCGGCGTAGCCACCGGCTGTGGCGTTGACCAGGTTGGGATACTGCGCCTCGAGCCTTTCGATATCATGACCAGCCGCCTCGAGGCGCTCGCGGAAGACGTGCCGCTCGAACAGGATCTTGGCCTTGCCGTTAGGCAGGAAGCCCTGGCCCTCGCTTTCCACTTCGTTGATGGCGTAGACGCTGGCCAGCGATACCTCAAGTTGACCTGCCGCTGCTACTAGGTCGCTGTGCTGCAGGTGCTTGCCATCGTTGATTCCCAACAGACGCGCCTGGGTCTTGGGGCCGGCAATGCCATCGGCCACCAGGCCAATCTTGAGCTGGTAAGCCTTTACGGCGCGCTCGGTAGCATCGCCATAGATGCCGTCCAGACGCAGCTGCGCGCCCTGCTTGTTCAAGGCGTTCTGCAGGTCGATAACGGGCTGACCCTTGTCGCCGTGCTTCAAGGTGGCGGTCATCTGGCGTCCTCCACCTTTTTGCTCAGGTAGCGGTCAGCCAGACGGCGGACGCCTTCTACACCCAGCAGGCCGATAACGCCGCCAAAGAACGGCGCAGCGCTCTGGGCGATACCAAAGAAGTCCAGGCCGGAGCTGGTGGCCAGGCTAATGGCTCCGCACAGCGGGGCCTCCAGCAGGACCTGGCGAAAGCTTCCGCCACCGTAGAGGACGCGCAGAGCTGCAACCGAGCAGCCCAGAAGGCCTGCATAGATCGTGCTCCACTCTGCTTGCAGCCGGGCGATCAGCCAGGCATAGATATCGAAATTCTCGGGAGGCATTGTGGGCTTCTCGTTGTTCATGGTGATCAATCCCAGAGGTTCACCTGCTGCGCCTCTTGGGCTTCAGCGGCTGTGGTGGATACGTCTGGCAGGGTGACGGGGTGCCCGATCGGCAAGACAGGCCCTAGCTCGGCGAGGCCCGGATTGGCCTCCAGAACCTGCTCGGTGACGCCGGCGGTTGCGCCGTAGTGCCTCCAGCAGAGCCGGTCGAGGGTGTCGTTTTGCTGCGCACGGACGGTGGTGGCCATCAGATAAGCTCCACCGTGCTGCGGCCTAGGCCGAGCAGGTCGCGGATGGCCCAGCGGGCATCGCGGCGGTACTCATCAATGCTGGGCGTGAGTTCGTCAGCGTTCTGGCTTCCTGCCTTGGTGGTGTCATAGCTGCGATAACGCTCGTAGAGTTCCGAGCAGGCCAGGCACGACACGGCGCGGTTGTAGAGCTGCAGCAGGAGGCTGACTCCGTTGAGTTGATCCGATGGGACCTCAGCCAGCGAGGTATAACCGAGCACGGTATTACGCGCCTTGAACGCGACCAGGTCGCGGTTGGCAGAAATCATTGCGCCGGTAATAGCCACCTGCAGACGGGTATCGGTGACGCTTGAGTCGATCCGCTGGGCTGCCCGCAGCTGGCCGGCATCGATGTCAGGCCACCAGCCGTCATTGATCACGGTGAGTTCGGAGGCCTGGGCTACTGCTATAAAACCGCTCATGGTGCCGCCTTAGAAAGAGGTCGCCGGTGGTCGGCGCTTCACGAAACAAGGCCAGGCCTTTTCGATCCGCGCCGAGCCGGCGGGGTGCGTGGGACGCTCGTTTAGCCGGGGGTTCCGGCGTGTTTCTTCAGGAGGCGCTCGGCGCGCTCCAGATCCTTTTTGCCGCCGCAGCGGTCATGCAGGCCTATGGCCTTTTGCAGGGACTCGATGGCCGCCTGGAGCTGGCCTGGCTGGCCGGCGCTGTCGTCATCAATGCCCTGCAGTTCGGCCTTGCCAATGGCCAGGTACAGCTTGGCCCTGGCCTCGTCAGGCATGTCCTCTTCAGCGGTGAGTTCGGCGGTACGCTTCAGGATGTCCAGGTCGAAGGTGTCGCCGGCCTTTTGCGCATTGAGCGCAGCGGTGGCTACTTCCTCGGCAACCAGGCAGCCGGTGGTGCGGGCGAAGCGATCCGGCATGACAAGCCCCTTGCCCAACACATAGGCCGCGATGTCCAGCGCACCGGCAAAATCGCCAGCATCGATACGCCAGATCATGACCGTGGTCAGCACCTCGTCCTGTGCGCCCTGCCCGGCCGACAGCACGCCGGCCACATAGTCGGCGTACTCCGGCAGGAGCTGCCGCTTGAGTTCGGCCTTGCCCAGGGTGGACTGGATTTGCTTTAGGCGCAGGCGGTCCTGGAGCAACTTGGCCAGCTGCAGCTCATAACGAGTAGCCCCTTCCATGGAGCCATGCGGTGAGGCCTCGGCGGCCTCCCTAGCTGCGCGCTTGCGCAGCTGCATGCGTTGGGCGTGGGTCAGCATGGGTTACACCGCCTCGATGTTTTCAGCCAGCGCGACCAGACCTAGGTCTTCAATCACATAGGCATCATTCGAGGACTGGTAGTCTGCGATGCGGTCGTACTCGGGCTCGTCTTTCAGGTAACGGCGGCGGCCGCCTTCCTGGACATAGATCGACAGGTTGGCCAGCGTGGTGATGAACACAGTCTTGCCAGGGAAGAACGGTGCATCGACTACCGGCAATCCGCCCAGGCGGGCCTTGCTCAGGATCTCGTTAGCGGCGTTTTCTTCCACGTTGGACGCTGCGCCCTTCTCGACGGCCGAGAGCAGCTTGTCGTGCATCAGATCGCGGGAGACCAGGACGACCAGGTCTGGACGGCTGCGGTGCCATGAATCCAAGAGCTGCACCAGGTCATAGACCAGGCCATTCAGGCTCTTGTAGTCGCCGGTTGCGCCGATGGTGACTTTTTTCGAACCCTCGACCACTTCGTCCATTACGCGGTCGGCTGCGCCTTCGCGGATCTTCTGGAGCCAGCCCTTGTTCACGTCCTGCAGGAGCGGATTGACGGCGATATCAGTCGCAGCAGCGGCGCTGATGCCATTGAAGCCGATCATAAGACGGTCAAGAGCCTGGCGATCCGTGATGGCCTTGGACAAGCGCACCTGGAAGTCGGGAAACTTGGCCCAGGCATCGATCAGCGGATAGGGGAAAGCGCTGTCGAAGTTGGTCTGCTTGCAGCTATAGCTGTCCTTGTTGAGTGCGCTGCGGTCGGCTGGGTTACGGCGGTTGCCACCGGCCGTATTGGTACGGCTGGCTATGGGGCCGTTCACACCCAGCAGGATGGACTCGCCTTCCTGCTCGGTTACGGTGATGACGTTGATCTTTTGCAGCAGCGCGCTGGATTCCTGGATCGCGGTTTCCAGCTTTTGCTGAACGCTGGGCGCGACGTTGAATTTCACAATGGCCGAGGTAATGCCATTGAGCTTGGCCACCTGGTCCAGGTAGCCATTGAATAGAGCACGAGTTTCGTTGCGCATGGGGTTCTCCCAGAGATGCGGCGGGTTTTTAGTAAGCGGTGAGGATCTGGCCAGCGCTGCCAGTGACCGGCGGACGCTGCTGCTGGCTGTGGTCAGCGGTCTTGCCAAGGGTGTCGGTGAGTTCGGTCAGGCGGGCTTCGAGTGCTTCCAGACCCTGGCTGAATTCGCCTTGCTGGGTCTGCACTTTGGCGAGGTCTTCGCCCTGGTCACGGACGTGGCCAGCCAGCTCGACCACGGCATCACCAAACTGGGCAAACGCCTGGTTGTCCTCGGCCTGCTTGCTCTTGAACATGTCCTGGATGCGCGTGAACAGCGCAGCGCCCAGGCCGGTTTTTTCCTGCACTTCTTCCAGCTCGATGCAGGTTTCTTCGCAGGCGGTGAAGAGGTTGTCCGGAGACTGCTTGCGTGCCTTGAGCGGGCTCATGTCCGGATGCTGGGCTGCAAAGCTGAGCATCTCGGTGCCGATGCTGGCCGGGCTGTCGGTAACGGCCAGACCCACCAGATACGCCTGGCCGGAGGAGCCAAACTTCTCGTTGACCTCGATGGAGGTGTACACCTTTTGCTTGAGGTTATTAACGATGTTCACCAGGTCGTCGGTGGGCTCGATCTGGGCAAACAGGGCCAGCTTTTTCTCGCCATTGATTTCGACTTCGCCCGTCGACAGGGCCAAGACATCGCCATAGGCGCGGAAGGGGGAATCAGCCAGGGTGCTACGGAAGTGCTCCATCCAGATACGCGCGCCGTAGACCTTGGGGTCGTAGTTGGCAGCCATCTGCTCAATCCAGCTGCGCTCGATAGTGCGGCCGTCCGTGGTTGCGCCTTCGACGGCGACACGGAACTGCTTGGAACGGAATTTCTTTTTAGTGCTCATGCCGTGAGGTCCTCAATGCGGGGGATCGCGGGGTGCGGTGGCAGTGAGGGCATGGTCGTTTTGTGGGGGACGTGCGGCAACGAGCCGAGGTTGTAGATCGGCCGTTTACAAGATGCGGTGCTAAGCAGATGAGGGATGAGGCGGCAGACTGACGGACATCAAACACAGCCAGTCCTGTCATGAACGAAGCCACCCTTACCCTGCCGATGGATACGCGCCGCCAAGCCAAGTTTCTCTACTGGATGGGGTGGCGGATCTCCGAGATCACCGAGGCCACCGGCGAGAAAGAAAAGACCCTGCACAGCTGGAAGACCCGCGACGAATGGGACCGGGCCGATAACGTCGAGCGCATTGGCGGAGCGCTCGAGGCGCGCCTGGTGCAGCTGATCCTCAAAGAGGCCAAGACCGGTGGTGACTTCAAGGAGATTGATCTCCTGCACCGGCAGCTGGAGCGTCAGGCGCGTATCCAGCGTTTCAAGGACGGCGGCACCGAGACCGAGCTGAACCCAAACCTGGCTAAGCGTAACGAAGGACCGAAGAAGCCGCCGAAGAAAAACGACTTTAGCGAAGAGGACATCGAGAAGCTGACCGAGGCCTTTGTGGACGGTTGCTTCGACTACCAGCTGGACTGGTATCGGACCATGAACCAGCGGACCCGAATGATTCTGAAATCACGTCAGATCGGGGCCACGTTCTACTTTGCCCGCGAAGCCCTGATCGATGCCCTGGTATCCGGGCGTAACCAGATCTTCCTGTCAGCCAGTAAGGCTCAGGCGCATCAGTTCAAGAACTACATGCAGGCGTTCGTCAATGAAGTGCTCGGCCGACAGCTCACCGGCGATCCCATCGTGCTGCCCAATAATGCCGAACTACATTTCCTAGGCACCAATGCCCGCACCGCCCAGGGCCGCTCGGGCAATTTCTATTTCGACGAATTCTTCTGGACCTACAAATTCGAGGAACTGAACAAGGTGGCCTCGGGCATGGCCCTGCACAAGAAGTGGCGAAAGACCTACTTCTCGACGCCCTCAAGCATCGCGCATGAAGCCTATAAGTGGTGGACAGGCGAGCGGCTGAACAAGGGCAAGCCGACCGCGCAGCACCTCAAGATCGACGTATCGCATGATGCCTTGCAGCAGGGCCGACTGTGCGAGGACAAGATCTGGCGTCAGATCGTCACCATCCTGGATGCCGAGGCACGCGGCTGCGACCTGTTCGACCTGGAAGAGCTCCGCATGGAATATGCGGCCGAAGCTTTCCAAAACCTTTTGATGTGCGAGTTCGTCAACGATGGCGACTCCATCTTCCCGCTGACCATGCTGCAGCCGTGCATGGTGGACAGCTGGGTCGAATG